CTTACAAATTTCAAACCTATTATTTCTTGTTTCTTCATCCACATATTCTGCATTAGGATTAATAAGATCCCAAGGCTTTACGCTTTTATTAGGATTAAGGTTTTTTTGTTTTTCTAGGTATTGTTCCCACCTATTTTTTTCTGTCATGGATAAAATATCCCATCTATATATTTTGAACCAATGGCTACCCACCTTGATTCTTCTGGTATTTCAACTAAAATTGGATTACTCAAAACAATAGAACCCTGTCTTTCATCAAATTGTACGCCCTGTATTTCTTGTGTGTTTTTATCAATAAAAGATACTAAAATTTCTTCATTGTCCATCTGCTGCTGCTCTTCAATAATTGAATTATTAAACATTGTAATAAATTCAACAGATAAAACATTAATATCTACTACTGTTTCGTTGATAACAAAACAGGTTAATTTATGTATATCTCTATTAACATGATCAAAGCTTCCTTCATGCATAATGTGTACAATTCCTTTATTTAATATCATTTATGTATTTTACCAATTTTTCTAGTGGCTGTCAATATTTTAATTTGGAACACATCCTGGAGCATAATATGTATTTCCTTCATATTTACATTGACCCACAAAATAACAAGGGTTACTTGCGGTATTTACGTCTGTCTGATTACATTTCCAATATACTAAAGACGCTGTTGTTGTAGTGGTAGTAGTAGTAGTAGTGGTTTTATATACGTCTGGACAACAAGACCCGCTTGTAGTTCCGCTCAGGGCACCAGATCTTGGAGATCCAGAAGGACAGCATTGTGGTGCAAAATAATATGTTCCATAATCTGAATATACGCAGGTACATACTGTTGTTGTAGTGGTTGTAGTAGTACAGGCTGGCGGATTTGATGAGGCTGGATATGATCCTGTATTATTATAAGAGCATACCGTTCTATAACTATTACAAACTACCTCTGAATCATCGGTTGTTGATTCATAATATTCATCTGGAAGACCACTTTGATAATAATTAACATGACAGTACCACTTGTAGGTTGGAGCAGTCCATCCGCAGCGTCCATCTGTTAATTGATATGATCCATATGTTACGCTATTAGTACAACCAGATGTATCATAAGAAGATCCATCCCACACTCCATTAACATAAATTTTTCTTCTATAATATGTTGTAGTTACATCTCTATTAAATTGAGCATCACATTCATATGTAGTTGATGTATACCAAACTTCGCAGGGACCATATGTTGTAGATGATGTCATATTAAAAGCTACTCCAGCACTCCAAGCACTTGCTAAGCTAGAAGGGCCGACGCTGGTTTCTCCTGCAGTTTCTACAGATCTAACATACATATATTGAGTAGTAGTAGAGGTTGGGCCAGTAGTATCAGATATTGGGCTAGATGATCCTGAACCATCTGGAGTTACTGCAAAGGTTGGTGCAGTGTTGCTAGTAAACCAATATATTTGATAGTACGGTCCAGATCCACCGCTAAAATTACAGGTTACAGTTCCGCCTACTAGGCCAGCAACAACGGATGTAATTGTTGGAGCGGTTTTATTACTAACAACAGATATTTGCCTTGACCTAGTGCTTCTTGTAGGATCTCCTTGAGGCTCCCATTTTAATATAGCAGTATATGTTCCACCGCTTGAATATGTTTTAGTAATATTAGCAAAACTAGGGTTGCTTGTTCCAGTAGAAAAATATTGCCAACCACTATCTGTTTCATCGCCATACTCTATAATATATCTTCTTGGATAAGACGCATAACCAGATGGATAAGATACGGTGCTTCCAGAAAATGTTACTGATGATCCAGGACTGATGCTTGTACTACTAACATTTAAAGTCATTGCTGAAGATGGAGCAACAATAACTGTTCCTGGTAAGTCTCTTCCATATTGATATGTTTGAATAGCTCCTAAATTTACTACACCATCATAATATGAAGCATTGGCATTTGATGTAGTTGAACTTGCACGAGCACTAAGTCTAAATAAATATTCCCATCTGGCTTGTCCAGTATTATATGTTGGTCCAGCAATTCCATATAATATGTCTGCGTTTATATAAGTTCTCCATACAACTGTTGCAGTAGTTCCATTTAGCGTAACTGACCATGGAGTTAAATCATCAGACCAAGTTGCTGAGTCTGTTACTGTAGTTGAATTCCATTTATAATAATTACCACTTTGCCTATTATACATTTTTGGCTCTAATAAATAATAAGTACTTGAAAGTGCATTATTAACAGTTGCCGTTATCCAGATATATCCATCTGTAATAATTCTAGGACTTGATTGATTATCAACAATTAGATTCCCATTCTCATCTGTAAAATTAACATTTGTTATTACTGGCACATCACCACTTGATTTTACTAGAGTTACTGGAGAGCCATAATGATCTGTATAGGAATTTTGTAAATAAAGTTGAGCAACTATATATTGACCAGCTGGCAAGGCTGAGGCTAAATTATAATTTACTGATGCATCATATGTAGTTCCAGTTCCATTATAGTCTTCATAAGACCCGCTTCTTGTTTCTGTTACTACAGTAATACTATCTAAATAATCTGTTCTAAGAGCAGTTCCTCCAGGAGTTTTAGAAGTATTTTGCCACCACTTTACATAAGATCTTGACCAGTCTACTGCGTTATACCATCTATCTTCAATATTAAAATTAAAAGTAAATTGTGTAGGGCTTTCTATCCAGCTGCTGCTATTAATTACTGGAGATTTTCTAATTAATTTAATTGGAGGATTTGAATATAAAACAGAACTTCCCCAAACGTTAGTTACCTTTACTTCATAAAATAAATAAAAGGCATCTGCCCAATATCTTTTATATGCTACGTTAGATTCCGTTCCGCTTGTTAAATTATAAACATCTATAGATTCTAATGTGACTCTATCTTCATTACCAGTATCATCATAAGAGACTTTCATTTTTCTATAATTAAATGTTATTGGTTGCGCTCCAGTAATACTTGACCCATTACCATCATGTCCATATAAAACAGCGTCTAAGTATTGTGGGCTTGGTACTACAGTTCCGTTATATCCACCAGATCTTATATTAAGCGGATCATTTGCATTTACGGCTGGAGCATCTCCTGGCCACATCTGAACCCAACCAAAATTTGTTTTAGCAAATAGTCTAGTTGCAGATTTCCATAACCCATCGGCAGCCTTAACAAATACTTTTTTAGCATTTGTTGACCAGTTACCGTCAGATTTTTTTAAATATATTGGCATTTTTTTATCCTAATATGTAATAAAGATATCTCCAATATACCCCGTTGTGGAGCTAATTGATGTGGCTGTTGATTGTTTAATATATATATTTCTAACATATGCGCCAGCAGTACCTCCTGGATAGGTAAGCGGAGCACCTCTTCTTAATCTTAATGATGCGTCTATTGTGATCCAAGGTACTCTTGGGCCGTTTGGTCCGCTAGAACCAGTTGATTGAAAAGCAGATTGATATGATTTATTTGGATCTCCTAAATATAAACCATCTTGAAAAACTAAAGAAGCTTTTGTTTGAGAAAACATTGCTGATTGTGTACCGCCAGCTATAATTTCTGTATATGATGAACCTGGACTTGAAATTTGCAAAAGCCCGTTAGACTCTATTTTACCATTTGCAATAGTAATTGTTGGACTTGATGATCCAGGGCTAATAGATTCATTACTTCCATTATCATTTAATTCAGTTCCTTCTTGATATGTTCCGTCTGCATATGCTTGAAGAACTCCTGCTGTAATAGCTCCAGTAACAGTTAAAGATGCTCCAGTAATTGATCCACCAGTAATTGATGGGGATGATAAAGATGTTCCAGCGCTTAAGGTTCCAGTGAAAAATGCAGCGCCAGTTGTATCTATTCTAAATTTAGGAGAACTTACTGTTCCATTACTCAAATTTATTGCTGTTCCAGATGTTGTGAAATTAGAACCATCTGTTGGTCCAGAATGGTTTGCACTTTTAATAATACCAGTTGTTATCTTTGCACCATCAATTGATGTTACGTTACTCATATCTGTTTTAGCTAGACCATTAATATCATTTGATGAAGCATATCCAGTAATTATTGCAGATTTCATAACTGTTGTACCATCTGCTCTTACATAAAAATTAGCATTTGTATCTCTTGCGCCACCAGCCCAGAATACAATATCTGTCGCAGAATTTGTATTTGGTGTTGCAAGGCCAGCTGTATATGACGAACTTGATAATCTAATTTGAGCATTTGAAGAATCTAATGTAACTGTACCGCTATTTGAAGTTTTATTTATTGTGCTAGAGTTTACGTTCCAGCCACCAATATTTGCACTTGCTGTTGTAAATAAACCAGTAGAAGCATCAATTGTTGTAATTCCAGAAACAGACGCTGAGCTAAATGTAAGTCCAGATGAATTTAAAATATATCCAGCTCCTACTAAAGATCCTCCAGTATCTCCTGTAGCAGTTACAGTATTGCCACCTATTGTGCCACTATATATAGAAGCACCACTAGCCATATTTATATTTCCACTGAAAGATCCTTTTTTAGCTCTAAGATCTCCATCAATTACAAATGATGAGCCGTTCCATTCTATATAATTTGTTGTTGCTCCGCCAACCTTTAATGTAGCAGTTTGATTTGAATCAATGTACCAATAATTGTTTGCATTAAATACAAGACCACGTTTTCCAGTATCTACTCCATAACCAAATTTAAATGCTGTACTATCAGCATCAGAAGGATTTGCTTTTGCTTTAAAATATCCAGTAACATCTACCGTACTTGCAATATATGGTGTTCCGCCAACATTAACATTTGATCCAGCAACATAATTAGAAGATGTGTTATTGTATTCATCATATGTAGCAACTGCTATTTCATAAGTTAATCCTGCTCCAAGTCCTGCTAATCTATATGAAGTGCCAGTGCCTGGAGAGTCTGCATAAGAATAACTTGATGCTGGAGTTGTTACTGGTCTGAATCTAATTCTATATCCACGAATTCCACCACCACTTACTGCTGGCCAAGATATGTCTGCATATCCATTAAATCCTACTGTACCAGTATTGTCTAGACCACCAGATGTTGTTACAGAACTTACATCTGCTGGACCTTCGGTGTCAGCGACAACTGGATTTGTTGGTGTTACAGATACTGCTGTGCCGTAAGATCCATATAAACCAATATTATCTACAAACCTTGCACGAATCCATCTCTTATTAGTATTAGGAGTAATTGTAATTGCTGGATTTGAAGAACCAGAAAATACTTTAGTGTATCCAGTAGATGGAGCTGTACTTGCACTAGACTCAACTTCTTCTATCTCTATTTTATCAAATGTGGCATCATTTGGTGTTGTATATGAAACGCTATACCCATTGCTAATTGCTGTTGCTACAATAGTTGCTGCTGGTAATGTGTTTGAGTATGCAGTTGAAGAAAAAGAAATTTCAGATCCTTCATTACCATATATATTTACTGTTCTTACTGTTCCACTAATACTGGTTTGTGGAACACCAAACATTGCTCTATTTTGAGATAAGCTAAGAGTAAATGCTTGTGATGATGTTCCTGGGGTTGGAGATAGTTCAACTACTTTTGAGGTTCCGCCTGCTGTTAGTTTAACTTTATAATAACTAAAATATTCTTCTGCTGGATTATGAGTAAAAGCAACCCTAAAATTAGTTCCCTGCCAAGATGCTGATACTCCTGAAGGTGGGGTATTTGGAGTTAGTTTAGGAGTTTCAAGTTGAGCTGTACTGAAATCTGACTCTACGCCAGTTAATGAAACTACTGTTAGCTTAACACTATGAGCAACTGGTGGAACTGGAACCTTAATTGTTCCAGCAGCTTTTAAAGATCCAACAAGTCTATATGGAGAACCAATTAAAGTTTCATCTTTTACATAAACATTAATTCTATCAAAAGCTTTTGTATAAGGCTGACCACTAGCATCTAAACCATTCCATGTTATATTTAAAATACCATTAAAATATGTTAGATCTGTAGCAAGAAATTTTGGTGGTGTTAATGTAGGAAGGTTTATAGATGTAAAATCTTTTCCTGGAGACCAATCACTAACCGTTCCATCTTCATATACCCACTGAAACTTAACAGTATATTTAGTATCAAGTTTTAAACCAGCAGCTTTAAAATTATAAAAATTTTTATCGGTTTGAGGTTGTTCAATTATTTGTAAATCTTGTGGGATGCTTTGACTTGAGCCGTAAACTAAATCTTTCATTTAGAATCCCAACTGTAATTTATATTCTATATCTACCTGTCTACCAGATGTTTTATATAAAATATCATTACCTGTAAGAACTGATCTACTAATCATTCCATATGATGGATCAAATGTATCTTCGTCATTTATTCTAAGGGCGTCAAAGTAGGCTCTTGTTGGCCCCCCACTTTTAGCAGTTATTTCTATTCCTATTTTAATAATATTAGTAAAGTCTGGTGGTGTTACTGATGTATTTGTAAATAGATTTGATATTGATTGAGATTGAGGAGGCTTGTTTCCAGTACCAGATGTAGGGGTAAAATCTATATAACAATATTGGTTATCTGAACTATAAAACTTTACTCTAATTTTATCTAAATAATCATCTGCTTTTCTATATGCAATAGCCAGCGTGTCATTTATACTATATCCAGACAAATCAAATGGCTCTATTTTTACAAAATATTCTTTTGAAGCAGAAGGAAGTGCTTCCCAATAAAGTAAATTTTCTCCGATTCTAGCAGTAATATTAGAATCATTTAAATATATTCCAGGGTTTCCGCCATTAGAATCTAGCCAAGGCAGGTTGTTATCAAACGCTGCTATCATCTTACTATCAAAAAAGTTTTTAGATGTTCGGCTAGATGGATATAAACCTATTTCAGTAATAATTCCAGATATATCTTGAGGAATTGTGCCCTGATAAATTGCTGTATAAGAAAATACTGGATCGTTATCTATGTCTACTCCAGTTTGCGTTATATCTATGCTTCCCAAATTAACTGGGATTCTATAAATTTCAAATCCTAGTCTTGTATCATTTCCCTTTGCATTTGGAGTAGAGGAGTCTATTCCAAGTGCTAACTCTCTATCAAAAAATGAGACGTTCCCTGCTAAGTGGCTTATTAAAAATCTTTTTCCAAATTTAGTTATCATACAAGTTCTATCCTAGCATTTATTCCTTTTAATTCAACCCCGCTTGAATTCTTTACTTTAAAAACAACTGTTACTGAAGGCCTATTGTCTTTATCATAAACTATATTTTGAGAAACAATGGTTATATCTGATGAGCTTGGAACCTTTGCTCCTTCTCCGCCTTCATCACCGCTCCCGCCTTCGTCGCCTTTTGCACCATCATCTTCAATTAATTCGTCAGAAGAAATAAAGTCATCTTCTAGGCCAGTAGAATTTAAAAATAACGGCGATAAAGAGTTTCCAGGGATAAATCTAACAATTGCTGGGTCAAGGTCGCTGACCTCTTTAGAGTTTGTATATAGGGCAATTCTTCCGCTACCAGTGGTACCAGTTTTAGATATTCTAATCTTTTCTTTTGCCATATTTAGATTATACCATTTGGTCAACTATAAAATGATCTAGCTGTAATGGTAGTCTGAAGCCCCTCTCCAAAAGAATTGTCAACATTTGTTACTACAAATTTTTTAGTACTGTCTAAATTATTTTTAGGATAATTAATTGTTATTACATCTCCAACTTCAATAGCTGGGTTTCCAAATATTTCAAGGTTGACCGACTGTTGTTGTTTTGACCATTGATTTTTAGCCCATGTAAAAAGAGATTTTGCATCTTGCTCTGTTTGAATCCAAGTGGACTGGAAGGTGGCTGGTTCTGGAGTTGTATATTCATTTATAGACTCTTCGGTATATTCATGGCTTCCGTTTATTGAAATATAGTTTCCTATAATAAAAAAGTTATGAGCTCCAGATTGTAATGGTATAAATGTTCCAGCGTTATTTGCTACATATACTTCTGCTCCGTGATTAGTAAACCTACTTCCAATAATGTTTGCATATTGATTAACTCCAGTACTTGCATAAGATGGATATGCTCCTGGTTGAGCAAAATTTATTTTTACTTTTCTTAATTCTCTAGCGACAGTTCCAAATTCTTCTATGTATGCTCTTTTTTCTAATGGAGTATCTATGTTATTAATTAATTTATCTCCATATGCAAAGTTTAACATTGTATCTCCAAATTGTCCGCTGTAGATATTTGCAAGTATGGCTTGATTATATTCTGTTTGAGATAGTGGCATTGAGTATATATAGTCAAAGTGTGCGGATCCTAGATTAGAAAATACTGCAATTTTATTAGTTTTAGGAATTGCTTTTTGTATTGGAGTAGCGGTTGCTGAAGTGTTATAAACATCTGCGGCGCTTATTTTAAAATTGTTAATATATAAATCAATAATTGTGGCAGCACTTGTTATTTCAACTTTAACGTCTACCTTATACTGAGTAGAACCAATAATTCCACCATACATTTTGGCATTAGTTCCCTCCTGGCTATCTGGTAATTCCTTTTTTACTCCGTCTACAAATTTTACTATTTTGACTGATTTATTTTTATTATCAACGCTTGCTTGCTCTGTTGTTATTTCTATAAAATACCCAGTGGTTGCATTATCATTAACAAAAAATGCTATTCCTCCAGAACATTTTGGAGTTTTAACTGGACTATCAAAAAATATTCCAGCACCAAATACATAGTGATTATATGAGGTAGAAATATTAATTGATTTTGTGGCTACAGAATATTTTTGTAAATCTTTATTTTTTGATGTGACGGTAAAAAATGATCTTTGAATTGATCTATTATCTGATACAGCAACTGATGTTCCAGTAGTTTCTCCAGAATTACCAACACTACCAGATACTCCTACTACCGAAGAAGATTTTGGAGTTACAAAACTGGTATAGGCATATTCTCCGTAGGTTCCAGTTTGATTAGACGATGAGTATGCCCTTAGTCTAATTACATAAGATTGTCCTGGTGTTAAACCACTTAGTATATATGGAGACTGTTGAGTTGGTTGAGTATTTGTATTTATTACAAAGGTTGATGTTGTAAATGTTGTTCCTACAGAAACTGCACCTTCATAGCTTCCCGCCGCAATAACGCATGGGGGTACTGAAATTTTTACCTGAGTACCTCCAGCAACTAATTCAACTGATATCCATGATATTGCAAAGTTTGCTGGAACTATAGCAGTTGGTGGTTCATACCCACCATCCAATAACCAATCTTCTAGTCTTACCATTTAATTTTTCCTTTTAAAGTAATCATTTTACAGTAACCTCATAACCATTCCATTGTGAAATAATAGAATCAGCATTTGCATAATGATTATCTATTGGTGTGCCGAAAGCGCCTCGTGTTTTTATTCTGAAAAATCCACTTGGCCTATAGTCATTAACAACGCTAGACAATGCTTGACCTAAATATTTTAACTGGTCTGTTTTACTAGTTAAATCTACTTTTACTAAATTACCAGAAGCGTCTGTATATTGAAATTGAATAGCATCGTATTCAATAATTTCAGAGTCTATCATTAAATATCCAGTATATGAATATGCAGATATTCCATATTCTTGTTCATTTAAAACTGCTGGAGACAAAGCAATGTATGAACCAGCGCCAGCTGTAGATAAAAGATTTTGATTTAAAGCAAAAGCTCCTAAGTAGTACGGATCAGATTTCCAAATGTCTTGTGAGCTTTCTATATAATTATTTGTTGAAACGCTATTCCAAAAAATTTTAAATTGATTTGCTGATGGTAAATCATTTTTTGATAAAGATATAATGTTTGATAAATTTCCGCCTCCAGAATCGTATCTCAAAGACCAATTGGCTGGCCTTGTGCTATCAAATATATATTCTCTGCTGTAGAAATTTAAAACATTGTCGTATCCAAAAACTGCTGTTATTTGTGCATCCCTGCATAATTCTTGTAGGCAGTCCCAAACAGTTTTTGTATTGTCTGTCCACCAATATCTAGGAGAAAAAATAGATGAATCTGTTTCTTTTATATAAATATTATAGCTTGTAAATCCTACTGAATCTAAAAGCCTTCTTATAATTGCGGTTATAGAATATCCTTCACATACTATTCCTGGAGCCACTGTTTCTTGTAAAATTTTTGCGCTATCTAAAGCGTTTACAGATATATCTCCAAATTCTTCTGTTTCCCAAGTGTCTATAAGAAATGTTCCTTGTGGTATTAAGTCATAATTACCTTCCGCATCTGATTTAGATCCTGTAGAATTATATAACTTAATGTATGGCAAAACCATTGCTTGTTTGTATAGATATATCTTTGAGGAACTTAGCGTATCAGATTTATTAAAACTTAATATTTTTCTATCTGCCTCATACGATACTAAGTTTAGTTGTATAGAGTTAGCGGAAATTCTGCCTACTGGCATTAAATCTTCAGTACTTGTAGAAGACTCTTTACGAATATTAAATCTAACCAAATGATCTGTAATGTCTACATACCAACGTGGAGATAATTCTATTAGACCAACATATTTACCACTAACTGCAGAAGTTGTTATTTTAACACTTGTTAAGCTTATTGGCGCAGCTGGAGAAGATGGTTCTGTTGTAGACCATCCAGTTCCATTGTAATAAATTGTTACCGTTCCAGCATTAAAATTTTTATTTGATTCTGTTGTAAATGGAACAATCGAAGCGCTTGAGCCAGTGGCAAGTTGTGATCCGTTTCCAAATATAGTCCATGTTCCTGGAGTTGAATGTGATAATTCAAAACGTGCAACTATTTTATTTGTTAGAATAGTTTTAGGATAAGTAATAGTTACGTCAAGGCCTGTGCTCAATCCTGATACATAATATTTATAATTAGTATCTGGGCCAGGATAATAAATTCTAAAATTAGGAGAGTAGGTTAATGAAGCTGGATTTTTCCATCCGTTATCAACATCTCCAGATATTGCATATTTAATTCCAGCTCCAATTGGTCTAAATGGTTTAATAATTGAATCTAGCGGAAATAATTTTTTAAATGGTTTATATGTATTACCAGCAGCATCTGTTTTAGTTACTTCTGCTCCAGATACTACTATATTATCAATCATAGAATTCATATTATATTCTATATAACATGCCGCCCGATATGTTACAGATACGTTTTGCTCTAGTGCTGTACTAGCTCCTAATGGTAGTGGATACATTACACTTCATCCAATGATAGCGATACATTCCAGTGTGGTTGTAATCCTCTTTTTAAAACAGAGAAGTTACAGCCAGATATAACAACCGTATATTGTTCATATCCTGATGTAGATTGATCTGTGCCAGTTTTGGCAAGATTTACTCTAATATTAAAACTTTGTTTTCCATCATCACTTAAATAAAATGTTCTTAAGTCTTCTGCTCCCCATCCGCCATCAACAGTTAACGTCCTATATGAAGGAAGCATATCCCAAGATAGCTGGAACTTTCTTTTGTCTGCAATATGAGTTTTTCTTAACGTGCCATTAGATGTTCTAGTAACACGTTCAATTCTTTCTGGAGTTAATTCTAATGAACTGCGATTATGTTCTGAAATCTTATTCCAAATTTTTGTAGTTCCTGCGGGGGTAGCCAATAAATCTTTAGCCTCTATTAAAAGGATAGATCCTCTGGGCATAAATGTAGGCATTAGGCAACTCCTCCTAGTAATCTATTTCTTCCCTCTTTTGCATTAATTAATGCAAGTTCCGCCTTGAATCTTCTCATTATATCATCTACAGTAACATTTGTTCCATTCAAATCAATATCAATATTATAGGTATTATTGTTAAATGAGCTATTAATACCTTTAGGCATATTGTATTTACCATCTTGTGGAAGATTAAATCTAGGACCATAATTTACATTTAATAAATTGTTTGGAATTATTTGACCGCCACCTGATGGAATAAATAGCTCTGGTCCACGTTCTCCTACAAGGTATGGTTGGGTTCCCATAACTCCAGATACTCCAGAATCTGCACGTCTTATATATCCGCCCATAGCCATTCTTTCTGCAGCTGCTGGGAACCATCTAGAATCTTCTCCAGTTGTTACTTTATATTTTATTCCATTGGGTCCTTCAATTATGTCATCTTTTTTAAGTTTCTTTTCTTCTACTATCCGTCTCAATACTTCTGGACTTAATTCTGCTGTAGGTTTTCCATCTTTCATAATAAATGGAGTGTATGAGCTTCTATTTTTTTGTGAAATTCCAAGAAGTGATTCTACATCAGATTCAGAAGTAAGCTTAACAGTCTTACCTGATGGAGGCTTGTTTGCATCTTTTAATATATTATAAATATCAGTAAGATCTCTATTGTCCTCTCCCATTAACTTAAGTGCAAAATCTGTGTATTCTTGACTAAGTTTACCAAGCTCAGTTAAAGCAGATCCTGGACTAGATGTTAATCCATATCCTAATTCATATGTTAAATCAGATATTGATCCAGGCATATAATTACCCTTGGCATCCTTTTTATATTCATAAATAGGCTGATTATTTTTATCCTTTTTACCAGTATCTGTTCTTGCTAAAAATTGTTTATATGAATTAAATACTTCTGGATTTTTTGAAGCAGATATTGCAATATTTCTTAAGACATTTGAAAACTCCATATTAAATCTTTGAATATCATCAGCAGTAACTGCTGTAGCTTTTAATTTTATAACCTTGCTTAAAGAGTCTGCAATTTCTTTTATTGATTGCATTTTTGCGCTTATCTTGTCTGCGGCTGAGGAAGCATTTTCTGCTGCAGTCTGTAGAGAGTCTTTATAATTTTGATCAGCTTCTAAAATACTTTGTTGCTTTTCTTCATCTTTTCTTGCTAATTCATCAATTCTAGCTTCAGCCTGTTTTAATCCAAGTTCCTTTTGTATCTGTTGAATTCTTAATTGAGCCTGTGCTTGTGCTGCCGCATCTCCTCTTGCAACAGCTGCCTGTAAATCAATTTGAGCTTGTTGTAATTCTAACTGTGCATTTTCTTGATCAAATGTTTCTCTGAGAGCTCGTTTCTTTGCATCTGCAAGTTCTCTTATACCTTTAATCTTATCTTGTATAGCCTTAATTTCAGCTTTATCTAGTCCTTTTCTAGATATGCTTTCTTGATTTGCAGCTTTTTGTAAGTTTTTATATTTTTTATCTAACTCTGCTAATGTTTCTGCTGCAACCTTTAATCCTGAAATACCACTAGTTGTATCTAATGCTGCTTTACCTGCTGCATCTAAACCTGATGTAAATTTAGCTAACATTTCTGCTTGCTCAGAACTAATTTTAGATAAATCTCCGCTTACGCCTTGAAGGAGCAATCTCCATTTAGCATACATTCCACCTATTGTATCTGAATCATTTAATATTCCAGCCAACTCTGGTCTTTGTGCTTTTAGAACTTTAAGAGTTTCTGCACCTAATTTATTATCTTTAACTTTTGCATCTGCCATTTTTTGAAACTGAACTGCAAGGGCCTCTGCTTCGTCAAGAGTATTACCAGTAGCATCTTTTGTTCCAATCAATCCTTGAACTGCAGCATCAAGTGAAGATATTGCGGTATCAACATTTGATGCAAATGCTGCTGGATCTATGTCTTTAAGATTTTTAACATTTTCTGCAAGATTTTTAATTATATAATTTGCAGCAGATCCTTTATCAGATATTCCCATAAAGGCTTTATTGGTTAATGTACTAATTCCTTGACCAGCTTTATTTGAAGATTCAATTAATGCATAAATTAAATTATTTGCTTCTTCAACACTCTTTCCTGCAGCAACCATTTGTGCTTTAAGATTTGAAGCCCATTGATTTACTTGAGATGAATCTATATTATTTAATATTGCCAAAGTTTCTGGCATATCTGTTTTAACACGTTCTTTTAATTCCTTTAATTGCTGAATTGTTAAAGTAAGTCCGCCTACACCTGCAGATGTATATGATTCAAAAAATGCCTTTGCTTTATCTGCCGCTAATTTCTGCTCTTCTTTTACGGCTTTAATTCTATCTGTTAAGGTTACATATTGAATGCCAGCTTCTTTAGCACCTTTTTCTGTAATTCCATTAAGAGCCTGTGCATCTCTTTTTGCTTCCGCAATTCCCTTTCTCCAATTTTGAAATGCTTTTACTAAACCAAATATTGTTGATAGTACTGCTACTCCTGGGATTGCTCTTGTAAGAAGAACTAAGCCTCCTCTTACGACAGTTACTATCTTACTAAAACTTGTAAATCCAGCAATAATTTTTGGAATAAGTGTAAGCATTTTTCCAAGGCCGCCTGGAGCAATCATAGATATTACTGAAGCAACTTGAAGAGCAGCTCCTGCTCCACCGCCTATTCGTTGTCCAGCCATTTGTAGTCCCATACCTACACCAATACCTGCTAGTGGAGAACTCATCATTCCGCCCCCACCCTTACCGCCAAATCCAAAAAATCCTTTTTCTCTAGCCTCCCCAATTATTCCTTTTTTATATTTTTGAATTCCAACTATACCATTTTGTAGCCCAAGCATGCTGTCTACGTTGTATCCAGCATTCATAAGAGTTAGGGCTCCCTGGTTTCCAGCAGTTGCTGTTTTAGTAATCACAGATTCTCCTGGTTCAATTAAGGCTGGAATTATATCTCCGCCACCATAACCTGGAACTTGAGTTACACCATTTTGGTATTTACCAATATTTTTTTTATAATTTGTTGGATCAGTAGCATGCAAAAATAATTCATAATCAGAACCTCTAAACGCATCTTTTCCAATAATAATCTTTTGTCCATTAAAATCTCTTAGAACAATTGGTTTATAGCTACTACTTCCTCCACCTGCGCTTCTATTAACAACACTTGTACTTACTGGACTCTTTGAGCTAAACTGTTTCCATAAAGATAATATTTCTGGATTGTCTCTATATTTCATTCCAATAACTTTATTTGATTCTGTCCAATATGGATTTGTTGAATCTCCAATAAATGATTTAGAAGAAACTTTGTTTACATAATTTTTAGAAATTGTTTCAAGAATGTCGTCTGCTTCTCTAACGTTTATTTTTCCAGAATTAACAAGTGCTCCTATAAATTTATCTGTTCCTCCTTTAACTATACCGTTACCAGCAGCCAATACTGATTCAAGATACGGAGCTACTGGCATTGTTCCAGACTCTAATAATTTATTTACTTTTGTAGCACTCATCCCTGGAATTGATCTACCAAATACTCCAGATACGGTTTTAAACTTATATGCAGCTTTAGATGCTTTTGAAGAAATTAATCCTAATTTTTGTGCTATTGCTCTTCCTAAAGTTAATCCAGCACCAATAGCTCCGCCAGCATATTTTTTAATTCCAACTTCTCCCATTGCAAATTTTCTTGGGCGTGTAGTTTCAATATTATATCCAGCTCCAGATGTTCTTACACCAAGAGAACGTGCTACTTTATCAATTAGGTCACGAGTCTTACTCTTTTTAAATAGTTCACGCATATTTGATTTACCAGTTGGATCAACGACTGGTTGATTTAATGTAGGAACCATTGTTGGATTTAGTGTTCTTCCCATAGCTGTCGCTTGAGCTGTCGCAGTAGAAGCAATCATTTGTTCAACTTCTAAATTTAATGCTATAATTTTTGCTTTTGCTTGTTCAACTGTTAATTTACCAGCTCTTAATTCTGCAACAATTAATGAAGATTCTTTAGCGGCATTATTGGTAATTGTAGAAATTGCTGGAAGCATATTATCAAATTGATCCATAAAGTCTTTACTAACAACGCCAGTTGCCATAACTTGTGTCTTTAATTTTTTAATTTCTTCTTTTGATTGCATAGCAAGGGTAGCTGTCATAGCATGCCATCTTGCCGCTTCACCAGCAACCACACCAGTTGAAGTTCCGCCTATGGTTGTTAACCCTGGAACATCTGGTAGTCTATCAGACATATAAATTTGTGGAGCTTCTCCAATTTTTCTATTTACTGGTATAGATCCTGGAACAAGTCCAAATATTGTTTGTTGTAGTCTTTGATCTTCTGTCATTCCGCCTCTTGGAACCATATGCGTAGAAGCACGACTTCCCATAGTTCCTACTAATGGGTGTGATGGATTTACAACTCTTCCGCCACCAGCACCCATAACTAAATTTCCAGCCATTGTAGAAACTGCTGGGCCAACAGAAACTGCACCTGATTTAGCTTTTGCTTCTAATATTGCAAACTCATCAATTAAATTACGAAGTGCTGTTTGTAAAATTGCTGCTGCTTTAGCATCGCTATAAAATGTTTGTTCTACTAATTTTCCTGCTTTTTCTGCAGCAAGCATTTCTGGAGTTAAATATTTCCATCCTTCTCCGCCTTTAAAGAATGCTTTCATGTGACCTACACCCTTTAGAATATATCCAAAGAAGTTAGCAAGTACACCAGTTAACATAATAAGTGGACCAGCAACTGCTGTAAGTGCACCTAAAAATGTAAGAGCTTGTTTAATTGGTTTTGGCAAATTACCAAAAAATTCTAATGCTTTATCTACTATATTAATTATATTTGTACTAATTGTTAAGAATTCATCACCAAGTCCAGCAAGGTCTGCTTTTAAACTTTCTATTGCTCTCTTATACTTACCAGATGCTGATTCTGTCACCGCCGCCAACTCTCGGCCTGCTACTGCTTCAAGGTCACTTGCACTTGCTTTCATTAAGTCTAAAACCTGTAACGTCTGGCTTCCTTGACGACCTAAGTTTTCAAATAAAGCATTTAATCTTGAAAATTGGAATTTACCAAATAGTTGCTCAATTGCTTGTTGTTTTTGTAAAGGATCAAGCTTATCAAGCGATGCTTGTAGCTCTAATAAAGTTTTTGTTACATTACCAGCGTTATTATTTACAATACCTAGAAGGTCAATTCCAAAACCTTGAAATTTTGCTACAGCTACATCTGTTGGGTTAATTAAAGATGCTAGTGCTGACTTTAAAGCATTTGCTCCTTCTGATGCCGAAACCCCACCTTCACGCATAGCGGTAAGATAAAGAGCAAGGTCTTGTACGCTTCCGCCAAGTCCTTTAATTACTGGACCTGCTTTTGGAATTGCTTCTACTAAATCTTGTAGAGTTGTTGATGTTTGGTTTTCAACTGCGTTTAGGAAGTTAATTGATCGTGCAAGTTCTTCGGTGTTTGCTTTAAATGCCGACTGAATTGCTAGGGTTGCCTTCATTGCTTCTTGACGATCAACTTCACCTAAAACTGCCAAACGACTAGTTTCTTTTACTGATGCTAAAAGTTCATTTCCTTGTTTACCAGTAGCAGCAATATCAGCAGCTAATCCTATTGTTTCTGCAAAGTTGGTGCCGTATGCAGAAGATAATTCTTTTGAGGTATTAATTACATCTTGTCTTACTTTACCTAATTCTGCTGAAGATGTTCCTGCAATATCTCCATAGACCTTGGTTAAACGAGTTAATTCTTGATCTGCAACTTTAAATGCATCTGCAGCTGCTTTTCCAAAAGCAGCCATTGGAACAGTTAAACCTACTGTTAACTGACGACCTGCCCACTGTGTATTTTTACCCCAGTTAATAAGTTGTACTGCACCATCTTGAATAACCTTATTCATAATAGCAAGTTCTTGTCTTGCTATTGATGTTTTGTTTTTAATTGCGTCTAGGCCTCTTGGCACATGAACATTAAATTGCATAAGGCCTTCAGCGTTTCTACCAAGTGGCTGAAGGACTGCATTTTGCATAGCAACCTGTTGTCTGGCAAGGTCTCTTATGAGGCCGCCAGATGTTTTAACATGTGTCTGGAAGGTATTAAAATAGTCTCTTAATTTTAGTTTGCCGCCATCAAGATTTTTACCAAACTTTTCAACATCCGATGTAAGGCTAACAAAGTGTGTTGAGAATTGACCAGTACTTCTAAGAGTGTCTGCAAATGTTCTATTTATTACAGAAATATTGTTTGCCAACATTTTGTTGGAAACTGCAAGTTGCTCCTGTAATTTAGATAGGCTGGCTGTGACCTTATGCACATCTGCGATAAGGGCTGAAAAGTCGGCATTAGCGACTATTCGGGTACTGATTGTTTCGTCAGCCATTTATTATTTATTGCTCCTTAAAGTATCCTAATCCTGCTCCAATTCCAAACCCAGCTTCCGCTGCGAATGATCCTTGTAGCGAAACAACATCATCTGCTGTAGCATTTATTCCTGATGCTCTCAAACGAATGTCGTCAAACGAGGAACTTTTCTCTTCTTCGTATTCACCTATATCTACACCCTTTAGCATTGCTTGAAACTTTCTTTGTTCGTGTTCCTTTTTCTTTAATGCTTGTAGCGTATTTATAAGTTCTGGCATTGAAAGATTTTCTTCTAGTTCATCGTAATTTTTCCAATGACCTAAAAGGAAAAGCTCTCCTTCAAGTGCGGCTAAGTCTAGTTCTGTCCAGCCAGAACCGCTGCCGCTAGAAGGTTTGGGTCGTCAAGTTTAATTCCTCCGCAAACTTCAAGAATGCGGTTCATTGTAGGAACATCAAGAGCGTCTTCTAGAGCTTCTCTGTCTTTTACCAAATCTGGTAGTTGCTTCTCTAAAGCAATTGCACAAGCGTCAATAAGAATTGTTAGGGTCTCTCCCTCTGTCTTAACTTCGCCAGTCTTTTGAATAGCCTCCATAAATTTACGGAGTTCTTTAATTGATAATGGTTTGAGCTTTATGTTTTGCCCATTTTGTAGTTGAATTTCTTCTACGTTATATACTGTAGTAGCCAATTTATCCTCCTTGGATAGTCTCAATTATTATAACATAATGGTTTTACACATACAAGCAGAAAGCCCCCGAAAATTCGGGGGCCTCTGAATTTTATCTAATTAAATTAGACTGCCAATACACGGTCAATAATTTTACCGTACTCTTGTCCTTCGTAGCCGCTCATAGCGGTTGGAAGAAGACGGAATGTTACTGGGAATGTGGTTGGTGTAGAACGAGCCAAAGAGAATTGTGACTGTTGTACTGAAAGAACACGACGTGCATAATATACACGCTCTGTTCTAGAAGCACTCTCTGTTGGTGCTTGTCCAACTGCAATCAACTGACGCTCTGTTGGCGCAATACCAAGAGCACCTGCTGCAAGACCAAGTTCGGTCTTTTTGCTTGTACCAGTTCCTGTTTCAATAATTGTATTAGTTTGGCTAATAGCAGTATTATTGGCTGGATCATCTGGCTGTCCGAAAATAACTAGAACGTTTTCTAGTGTACCTTCTGACATTTCTGTTGCGATCATAACCTCCATCGCAGACTTGAACAGCTTAGCTGTATCAAGCAACTGGTCAACGGTTACGGAGTCGTATGTTGGATTGTAAGTAATTTGAAGACCATTATTGGTAAACCCTACGTTTCTGTAGTAAAATGTTGGAGCTGTTGGGTCTGTCTTTTCATTAAGTGTATCTGTATAAGACTTTCCTGCTACAAAAGCACCAGCACTAGTTGTACCTGGTTCTGAATTTTCGTATGTTGCATAACCTGATGTTGTCGAATCAATATTCGAAATAAACAACGGAGAAGCTCCTACGAGAATATTTTTGGCATTACCTGCATTTTGTTTTGCCATGTTTTTATTTCCACCTCCTGGGGTTTCTAAATATTTAGTTTTTAAAATCTAAGCTGGCTAGGCTTCTTTCCTCTTATCCAATTTTAGGCTATAAATGGTCAAAAGGCAAACAGGCTAACTGAACCTGCCTGAGCCATCCGTAACCCTTGAATATTTGATTTCTAAAATTATATCGGTAGAGAAAAATCCTTGTAATTCTTCAGATGGGGCTGTTGGGGATATGTCGGCTAAATATATGCTATGGAATTTAAACTTATTAGATAGACTAGACCAGTAGTTAACATCTCTTGCCGACTCGTCCATCCGCCTAAATTGATCTGTCATAAAGTTTCTAATTTCATTTATTTCTGAAAACTCTGTTGAATATACGCTAAATAATATCTGCTCACAGCATATAAGCCAATTTTCGTCATAAGACATGCCTATTTTATCATAGACTATATGCTTTTTTCCGCTTAAAAATTGATTCATTTCTGGAAGCTGCTGAACTGGAATTATTGGAATAAGGTTTTCATTGACATTATCGCTCCAATAATCCGTATCGTCAAATATGTTTCTATCTGTTAACTCTTTCCATAAAAACTTACGAAGTTCCAGCATGGCGTCTAGTTTGTAGTTTGCTGTCATTATAGAGATCCTCCATAAGCCTGAGTTAGTGCCGCATCTGCTTGGCTAAGCAATGTTTTTGGATAAAACTTATATTGTACTTTTTTAATGTTAGATGGTAATCTCATTGCTCTTACTAATCCAGAATTAAACACCTGTTGAAATTTAGATTTCTTAATAGACATATTTACTAAATTGCTATTGAAGAATCTAGAGTATGCTAATACAAATTGATTTTTAACTCCAGGTCCGCCTGGTCTTTTAACAAATGTAGATTTGCCTTTAGGCATAAATACTGTTTCTCCATTATATTCAAACACTAAGCGCTCTGCAGATTTGGGAGAAATTTTTAATGCCATTCCAGCTTCCATAACGGAAGCCTTATTTACAAACACATGTCTACGTCTACTGTTGCTTGACGGAACTAAAGATCTTGAAGGCTTAAACTCAAAACCTAATTTAAAAGACAATCCTTCTGTAGACAAAACCTTTAAATCAAATAATCTTGATTTTGGATTCCCAGCTTTTTTCCATTCATAAACGTGATGCATATTTCTTGGACGGCTTCTTGCTATAGCATCTATATATTCTCCAAAATCTTTTTGAATTTGATTAAACATCGTAGTTGTAAACTGATTTTGAAATTCTTTGTTAGTAGTTAATTTAGCAATTACATTTGACTGATAATATATGAAAGCAGATACCTGTGCTACAGTTGAATCCTTTAAAACTCCAGGAGCCATTCCTGTCATTAGGTTTTCTAAACCACTGGCAGTTTGAACTAGCAGCACACTATTGTCCAATCTTCTGGTTCTCCGATCTTTTAATTGTAGAATTGTATCCAACAACTTTTCCAAACGGGTCTGTTATTGGTGTAGTTCCCATAACCTCAAAAACTGTTGGGGTATCTGAAGGGTAGTTTAATTCTACCCATATAGGGTTTCCATCTGAATCACAAATATTTGTTATTTTTTCTCTTAAGGTAATTTTTTCAGAAGTTCTAATTTGAATAGTTTGATCATTTACATACTTGTTAGAAATAATTTGTTTATCTGTAGATCTTGCACTAGCAGAGTTACTTATAATACCTTTAGCGTGACATGGTACTGTTTTATAAAATGCCCATTCTTTTACTAATGCTCCAGTATCTGAATCTTGTTGATCAAATTGTTTATAAACATCTAATGTCATGGATAGAACACCGTCCATTAAATCAAACATTATAGTATCTCTAATCTTGGCCTTACATAATTTGTAAGAAGTTTGTCTGCATATGCACAACCAGTTCCAGAATATGCTTCTGATGAATATTCAAAGTCCCAGTCAAATGTGGATATATTTTTTAAATATCTGTCTGCCCAAACACGATCTTTTGCAAAGTAGTGGCCCATTAATTGTATACATGCCTGCTCAACATCATCTGGAACTAAATTCCAGCCAAAAATTCCATCAATTTTATATTCAACTGAATCGTTAAATGCTCCAGTAAATCCATAATCATTTACTGTTGGCTGAACCATGCCGTTTGCTGAATATACAGTATTATCTATCGTTGATGATCTATTTACATAAAGACTGTACCCGTCTTCTGAAATTTCTGGAGCATAAATCCAATTATTTATATTTGGAGAAGATAATTTATCTATTACCTTTAAACCATTAATATAAAATCTTGAAAGACTTAAAATTTTAAAAGGTAATTGTAGTCTATCTGATCCATTACCATATACTCTTACCGTTTCATAGTATTGTGAAAAATCTTGTCCAGTATAATTTTCAATTACTTTTCTAGCATACTTTTCTGCCATTCTTAATTCATGATAAGGTTTATAATTTGGATCAGAAGGGTCTGTACCAATATTTAAATCTTCAATAGCTTCTGCAATATTACAGTATGGAATAACTAAATCACAATATGTTGTGTTTGTAGAAGAAACTCCTTGATAGGAGTATTGCCAAACAACTTTTAATTTTTTAGGTCTATTTGCAAGTGCGGTTGGTATATTAAAGTAATATGTTCCAATATTAGTTTCTTCTTTTATTGTTGAAAATGTATATTGTACAGTTGAAGGATCAATATTTGGAATAACTGATGGATCTTTTGTTATATCATAGATAGTGACAGTAACGTTATTATCAGCATCAACTAGTTCTCCATTAAAAAATATTTTAGTATATACTGGAGAATTTGTTCCTACATAAGCCTGTGCCATTTAATAAGGCTAGATTAGTTATAGTACTCCTGAACCTCTGTTGGGGTAGCTAATCTAAAGCCCTCCTCCTTATCAAAAATTTTCTGAGCATCATCTTTGCCCATAGCAACAAATGGGTGCTCTCTTGTAAATGTATGTCCTAGAATATCATATCTAAAATTAGCTCGTGTCATTCTAACAAGGACAGTGTTTTCTGGATCGTTCTTTTTCGGGTCAATTTTTGGAAGAGTGTCTTCTATGGTCTCCATTGATTCCTCATTTATCTTTTTAGTGGTCTGTTCGTATACAGACCAGGTTACGCCTTCTTCAGCCAACGCTGAGATAATGTCTGTTTTATTCTTTAAACCTTCTGTTTCGACTGCAAAATCTTCTGCAATCTTTTTTAGTTCTGATACTTTTAATGTCTCAAATGACATATATTTCTCCTATTTCTACTTAAAACAATTATAGCATTAGTAAATTTAAATGAAAAGCCCCCCAAAAAATTTAATTTTGAGGGGCTTTTAGCGGATCTAAATCCTATAAATTAGGAAGCGACCTTAACGTTCTTTACAACTACCCAGCAATCTGCCTGTTCGATTTGAACGCCAACACGAGTATACATTGTGTACTCAATGGAGTCCTTACGTGGCCAGAAGAAGCGGTATACGGTTACGTCACGCTTAACACCAATAACTACGTTATTTGGGAATGTTAAGTGTACGTCTCCGTGTGAACCTGTTTGTCCTGTGTAGTCTCCAGCCTGTGTTTCAGGAAGCAAAGGAACTTCTACTAGAGGAATTCCAAATGCATATGGAGCCACATAACCTGCTGGTCCACCTAGAGGTGCAACGTCTCCACGGATAATGCTTGAAGCGATATCCTGTGGGTTTACGTTTTGAATGCCTGTTGATGCGCTGTACAAATAATCTTGGATCAAGTTTGAACCTGCAAGGAAGCGAAGGTCGTTACGACGTTGCTTGTACTTACGAGGCATAGCCTTGAGAGCCTTATTAAATGTTTCACGTGAGATGCCTGTTGCGGCACCATTGTCTACTACACGTCCAGCAGCCTTAGCAAGTTTAACTACACCATCAAATGATTTGTATAGTGCGTCTCCTGTATTAGCGGTATTTCCATTGAGAACTACGTCCTCAATATCATTTCCAGCTTGTGTTGCCATCATACGTGCAATATGATCTTCTAGATCAGCACCCTCAATATTGTCTTCTAGAGACTCTGTTGAAAGCTCCCAATCTAGACGAAGTTTCTTTGTTGTTAGAGAAATCTTTGAGAAAGTAACAGCTGCGTTTGAAGCGGTATCATCTGCTTCAGTTGCAAGCTTCATTAACTTCTCACCTACTCCAATGCGATCAATTTCAGTGGTATCGGCTCTCATACGGACTGTACGGGCTACCTTACCAATAACTGTCGCATCGAACATGTAATCCAAGAATCGTGCTGATTGCTCTGGATTTAAAAGACCACCTTTTCCTTCGTTTCCACGATGGATACCAGTGTCTTGAAATGCAGCACCTACCATAGTACCAGTTTGTGTGGTATTAGCAGCTACTGTCTTTTCTAATGTTTCATTGCTCATTATATTGTTTCACCTACCTTATTAGTTAAATAGTTCGTTTACGGAACCGAGGAAAGAACCGTTCCACTTTGATTTGGATTTTGTTACTACTTCCTGTGACCCGCCAAGGTCAGAGGACTTCTTAATTGCAGTCTCAGCTTCGACTGCGTCAACACGCTTTTCGACATTATCGATGGTGTCTTTGATGTTTTGTACTGCCTGTGAAAGTGCGGCATGCTGTTCTGCCAACTCTGAAATTCTAGTATCTACGCTCTTGCTGAATGTCTCTACTGTTTCTTTAATTCCAGAAACTTGAGCAGCATTAGCCTCAGAAGCCTTATTTAGAGTCTCTGAGAAAAAGCCTTTTAGATCGCCTAGCATCTTTGCAAAATCAGGTTCATCAACCTCAACTTCTGATACGTCGGCTGCTTTTTCCAGAACTTCGGCAGAAGCATCTGCTGCTGCATCTGCAGGAGCTTCAGCTGCTACTTCTTCAGCAACAACTGGTGTTTCTTCTACGGCAACAGGAGTTTCTTCAACTGCTGCTACTGTCTCTGTGTTTTCTGACACTTCATTACCTCCTTCTGCGTTTGCCTGTTTTGCGATTATGTTTGTATCAGGCAACGTCAATCTTGATTTCTTGTGTGAATCAAGAATTCTATCTATTTCTTTTGCTTTGTTAACATCATTACTCTCAACCCATCCAATTAGTTCCGCCTGCTTACCTGTAACTGGGGATGTATAAGAAGATTCTGTCGAAATAAAAACAGAGTCAGATTCTTCACAATAAAAAATGTTTTCAGTTTTTGTTTCTGCTGCAATACCTTTAAACATAAGTTGACCATTCATTTTCTGGATAGACAAAATATTACAAAGCTCGTTTGCTGGTGAATCTACAACAGATAATTCCATTAATGCATATTCTTTAATAAAGCGAACTGGTTGACCAGTTGACTTATTAACTTCATTCTCTGAATCAATAATCTTTCCGCCTATTGAAAATCCTTGAAGTGTTCCATCAAGAATTTTTTCCCATGTATCTTGTGCACCTTTTGAAATGTAAGCATCTACATAAACGCCATTATAAAATTCTTTTGTTGCTGGATCATAAAATGTTTCTGGTTTAAATGAAACCATTTT